AAAATCCAAAACCAACTTAGTTCGATAAAACCCAACACCTTTAAAAAGAGCAGGGCGATTATGATGTAGGACAGTGTTTTCATTTGAGTCGCTGTGAGTTACCCCTTTAATTTAGTCTATTCCCCCCGAAAGTCAAGCTCTTTTCTTGACCAATTTTGTTCGGCTGTTCAAATACTTCGTAACATATTTGCTTTTGACCAAACTTGGATCAAAATCTAGAAAAGTCTTGACAACTTCGAAATCTGTATCCAGCGACAACAATCGCTTTAATAAATTTCTCATTTTTTCATTTTGCAATGTGTATACGAACACATTTTGAACTGACATCTTTTTTCCTTGTAGATTAACAATGAATGTACAGTAACACATAAACAGATGCATCTGTTCGTTTTCTATCATGCTGTTCGATGGATCAGTAATCATATTGGTTGTAAAGTCTGGGTAAATTCTAAAAACTTAGATGTGATTTGACCACCAGCAGAAAACTCTTGCCCGCCGCCACCACATAAATTCGCAGCCATAAACTTTATATCAGCTGATGATCCTTGTTTTTTTCTAAAAGATACAAATTTTGTTTCCAGATTAACAACCATTACAATGTCAGGTGAATATGTAGATAAAATTGAAGCAGCTATTTCAGATGCACTGAATTTTGAAAATGTCGCCAACACCGAATGTGTTTTATACCTACCTTTATAAATATCTAAATTTTCCAACTCCTTGTTCAGATCATTATAAAACGCATCTGATATTTTAATCTCCGAATCTGAGAAAGGTCTGAATCCACTCCAGAACATATTTACAAAGTTATAAAATCTACGAGAACCACTTCTTCTGAATAGAGCATTCAGTGTTTTACTTTCCGATAATTTTAAATTGTAGCTGTTGTAATCGTCGATGATAGCTATCAATCTTTGGATCTGCTTTGAGAAATCCAATTTCTTACTGAATTTCTTATAGATTAGTTTTGAACAAGATGATGATACTTCTTGAATCAATGTAGAATCTTGAATTTTTACAAATTCACTTTGATCAGAAACAAACACCACCTTTTTATCATCCAATCGATTGATTAGATGTTGTGAAAGGGGCATACCGACTACAAATATTTTGTCGTAGTTTTGAAAATTATCATCATACCACTCAAAATATTCTTGTTCAAATTTTCCAAAAAAGACAGCTCTGTATTCAAAGTTGGCAAATACATTGCCTAGTAAAATTGTCGAGCCGACACCATCCAAGTCGGAATTTACCCAAAGAAAAACGTTCATGTGTCATACGATTTAGTTCACTCTGCAAATTTTTCAAGCAATGAAACATCATCATTACCAAAAGATTCTGAATCTTCGTCAGATTGTTCAATTGTTAGAGTATTATAATCAATTCGCATCGTTTGAACCATTCCCCGTGGACCATAACGGTTTTTCATCATGCCCAATCTGATAATATTCATATCTTGATCCTCTTCAGTTTGGAAGATCGAAAGAATTACATCAGCGGTCGCTGCTAATCCAATCGACTCTGACAATCCTTCCATTCCCGGATTATTTGTATTGTAAGCTGATCTATTAAGCTGAGTTGCTGAAATTATAGGACATGCAAACTCATAACTCATGGCACGAACCTGTTCACAGATGTATTTTACACGCTCATACGAGTTCGTTCCTATCGTAGAGTGTAACAGGTTGATGTAGTCGATAACTATCGCATCCACTTTCTCTCCACTGTCTTTAAATTTCTTAACAAAAGAACTTAATTGCTTTGGTGTGATTGTGCTTGGAGGAAATTCCTTGATAAAGATCTTTCCATCTGGAATTTCTTTCTTTCGTTTCGAAAGAAGACGCTTAAGAGAATCTGTAGCGCTCTCAAAATCCTTGAGAGGCACTCCTGTTAGATTTGATGACATTCTTTTAGCATATAGCATCTCACTCATTTCAAGAGTGACGACAAGCACAGATTTATTCTGCTTTGCGATGTTGATTGCAGCATTTCCCAAGAAAATACTTTTACCAATGTTTGCTTGTCCTGCATATACATACAGTCCCTTACCATTCTCTCTATAACCACCACCAAGAGCATCATCAAGCCATTCCCATCCACTGGATATGCATGATTCAACATTTAAAATGTCTTCGATCAGCAGATCAGTATCGCAGAACAACTCCATACCCTTGTCTGAAATCAAATTGATATTACAAGAAGTTTCAAACTGGGTTAGAATTTTAGAAGTATCGACAATTCCCTCTGAAAGTTCAGACGCTACTTTCAAAAGAGTATTATAAACACTCTTTTCCTTTAAAAACCGCTCTGTGTTTTCGTATAGCTCATCCTTATTAAGGTTTTTATCAATTTCTTTGAATGATGTAACCAATTGTTTGAACCCTTCTTTAAGGGAATCATCGGTGAGATAAGTTTTAACTTCTGAAATTGTGGGAAGAGCGTTGCGTCTTTCATAGAAATCCTTTACAATTTCAAAATACTTTGCAATTCGCTTATCCTCAAAGAATTCAGGCTTTACATGATCTGCAATTGATGTGAGGTAAGATGAATCAATCAAAGATTGACGCGCAATTATCTTTTCGAAGTATTCTAGATCAAGATTCATATTTATTTAAAAACCAACGTTCGCCCGCTTTCCACTCTTCGGTGAATTCCCGAAGTCCGGGAGATTCATGTGTGATGTAAATATCACCAACACCAACTCGGTGGTTCAGTTTATGCGCAGCACTGGAAATGTCAAGGTCGTAAAAGTGAAATTTCGATGGGTTGCTTTCATCGAATCGAACACTTTCCATCACAGCTCGATTCATGGCCATGAAGACCCCATCGATCATGACAACACGGTGAGGATACTTTCCAAATGGTGTCATATGCTTTTCTTCTGTCGTTCCATGAGCAACCGCGCCGTGTAGTTTTCCAGAATTGAATCCACCTCCCATGATGTGCCAGAGTGCTGGAGACTTTATCTCCACAGAAGATGCACCAGCAACACCGATCATATCGAATTTCTTAAACAATTCGATCAATTTAGGTCGAGGATCATGCTCTAGAATTACATCATCATGCACAAATACCAGCGCATCCCAATTCTCTTTCAATGCATTATCAATTGCTCTATTATAGACAACAGGTAATGGTTCTTTATTTTCAAGGGCGAATGCTATATCGATATCCATATCGAAATTCGCTGTACTTTTTAAAAGGGATGTGTCTTTCGCCTCTGATTTCTGGGTGGCTGAGAAAAATGCGATCTTTTTGTACTCCATACTGGATGTTACCATCAGCTTTTTGCTTGTCAATCTAGTAAATACAAATATGGAAAAAATCAAATTTGATTACTTGCTAGAATGTTTCGAACAAATCGACGAAATGGCCAAACCGGCTACAAGCTTCGGACCTTTGAATGAGCTATTCACGCGAGTTTTTAGTAAAATGCTCAAAGAATTAGATCCACAAGCTGGATCATCGTCCAGAGGATATCTATTTAATAAGACTGTTATTGGACTGTATAACAGTATAACAAAAGAGTTTAAATTTACAATTTCTAATATCAATAAGGAAATTAACTCAATTGTATCAGATACATTCAAAAGTATATATCCAAACGCAAAAGATTTTGATATAGCAACATTTGAAGATGTGCATCCAAATTCTGATGCCGATCCTCACTACGATTCAGCGATAAGATTAGCAGAATCTATGATATACAGTGTTTATTTTCCAGACTTTAAATCCATGTCATCTGAGCAATTTGCTAAGTTGAAACTTCCCGCTAAAATTGAAAAAGAACTGATGGGCATCATGGATAAAATTTCATCTCAAAGAAGCTCTAAGCCTTATAGATTGAACACATTATTGGAGCAGCGATATGACATGATCAATAATCCAGAGGATGATGATGCAGCTGTTTTAGGTCCATTAGATATTGTTAAATATCTAACAAATACGACATCGGTCAATGATAGAGCAATGAGTGCAGCATATGAAATGCTATTTGTTTCAAAACCTAGAACCTCTGAAGTTGATCCTGATGTTAAAAAGAGACAAGAAATTATAAGCTCTCCAAGTTTTACAGATCAACTGACATCTGATTTGTTTCGACACTATCGCATGTCAGACAGACATCGTTCTGCTACAGCCATGGCGGGAGAACAGCGCTTCAGAGATGCTGCCAATATTGAAAGAGATGAATATTCAATTCTTAGAAATGAAGTCGAACCCCTGATAAGAGAACTTAAAAAACTTAACAGAATGCAGCGCCATGCAATCACAAAGAGAAAAGATCCAAATGCACTATCGCCAACTTTGAAAAAGTATGAAGATACAGGAGAAATTTCAGATGATGTCGATGCTGAAGATGAAAAATATGATATTAACGAATATCTAGAAACAGCGTTGGCTGTTTGGGGTGTTGATGTTAGAAAAAACATCAACATGGAATTCAATCCTTCAAAACCTGCTTATATAACTTCAGTATCAGCACCTTCAGTAAATATTCCTAGAAAAGCGGTTAATGGTATTACACTTGCAAGTTATAATTTAATTAAAGACTTCATGGACAAATTTTTAACTGCATACAATGAGAAAGGTGTGGCGTTTACTGCGGATGACTTCCAAACTAAAATTGTAGATAAAATAAAAGCGCTGAATACTGCACCAAATGAAACTGAAGTTTTACAAAGTATACATGATGGATTGACCGATATTGATATTAAAACCCTTGGGGAAGACGAGAATCCTTATCAAATTGGGGGAATTGAAAATAGAGTTGTTCGAGCAGTTTTCGACAAACCTGAAAATAAAGAAATGTTTCAAAAAGTAAAAGATGTTATTAACATGCAATTAAAAGTGCTGGAAAGAAACGCCTCTGATAGAATGGAGAGGGCGTTGGCAAAAATGGATAAAACTATGATGGACGATGCGCAACAACCAGTTGCTGTACAACCTGTTCAGGAATCATATGATGGCACATTTGCATATATGCAAGATCAATTGCAGAAAGATTCCAAATTCAAAGGAGATACATCCGAATTCAAGGATCGTGGATTTAAACGACCTGCCAATTACTGGCATTGGATGAATAAGTAATAAAAAAGGGGGGATGGTTGTTACCATCCCCCCTTTTTGTTTAGTCTTCGCTCTCTTCTTCGGAATCGTCTACCTCATCGGGAACTTCAGTATCTAATTTATTACCGTATGCCCATTCGGATTTAATTCTCGATTCAAGCTCTGGTAATAGATAGTCCCAAACTTCACTCTTCTTTCTCCATTGCTTGAAAAATCCAAGCTTTTCACCCTTCCAATCTGAGTAAGTAGCTCCATTTAGAACTACAACACCAAGACCCTTCATAATATCAACAATGCCATAATATTTGTCGAGTCCTGTTGCGAAACTCAGATACATTTCACCTTCAAGATATTGCTTAACAAAGCGATTCTTCACAGTCAATGCTCTGATAACAACACCAGAGAAGCTCTTCTGAGAAGCTGACTTGGTATCATCAACAGTTTTACCACCGTCATCCTTCATAGGCTTACGAGCAAGCTGTACGGTGACTGAAGGAAGATAAACAGCTGCTTTACCACCAGCAATATTCTTTTCAAGTGTTGGATACATCTGACTAGGATCATCATACACATGGTTCGTCACCAAAATCGGAGTGTTTGTCAAATTAGACAAAACTGTACAGGTTTTAAGCAAAGACTTGATGCTTTTTGCAAAGGTTCCCATATCAGCAGAAGTATTTTCCTTCTCCATTCGATTAACTTCCATTTCACTCTGTAGGTTTGCAAGAGAGTCAATGGCGATGATAAACTTACCGTCCCATTTATTTTCCTTGATTTTATTCAATAGCTTATAAACAGAATTTCTGGTATTCTCTGCTGTTTGTGTTTTGCAGTATCTAACTTTAGATGTATCCAACCCCATAGCAGCAGCGCTCTTATCGTCGATGGCTCCTTCGGTGTCATAGATTACAACATG